GTACTGCAGCCACTGTATTTGGTGCACATTATGTTTTTGTGGATCACGTACAGCGTCTTGCATACCTGTCTAGCAGTGGTGTTGATGGTGCTACCAGTACACTCACAACACTGGGTGCACGTATGGCACAACTAGCCAAGGAGTTGAACATTGGTGTGGTATTTATATCACAGGTTAATGATGATGGTAGGACAAAGTATGCTGCATCCCTTGAAGAAGAAGCAATTATCTGTATAAAGATAGACAGAGATGTAGAATCAGAGGATGAAATATTGCAGAACACTACTAACTTTATCGTGGATAAGAACAGACCTTTTGCTAGGTTGGGTAATGCAGGGGCAGTATACTATGACCCTGAGACAACCATACTTACAGAGGATGTACCCTTCACACAAAAAGATAATGTCGTTAATCTATGATAGTATTTGACATAGAAGCAGATGGTCTACTAGAGGATGCAACTAAGATACATTGTCTTAGCTGTCGTAATCCTAATGGTGGTTCACTTATAAGCACTAGTGACTACAATGCTATGCGTAATATCCTACTCAATGCAAAGGGTTTGATAGGGCATAACATAATTCGATACGATATACCTTTGTTGGAAAAAATTCTTGATATAAAGATTAAGGCTCAGTTGTTTGATACCCTGCCTATGTCTTGGGTGATCAACTACAACAGATCACGGCATGGTCTTGACACCTTTGGTGAAGACTTTGGTATACCTAAACCAGTCATTACTGATTGGCACAACTTAACTACAGAGGAGTACATACATCGTTGCCAAGAAGATGTGAAGATTAACTGTAAACTGTGGCAAGACTTGATCAAACGGTTTATGTTTATCTATAAAGACAAGACAGAACTCAATCGTTTCTTTCGTTACCTTCAATTTAAAATGGACTGTGCTAAAGAAGCAGAGCACCAAGGTTGGAAGTTAGATGTACAAAAAGCAAAAGACCTAGTGCAACAGCTTACTGACTTACAAGATCATAAGACACAAGAGTTGGTAGACGTTATGCCAATGCGAAAGATTATGGCAGTCAAAAGCAAACCAAAGTCCTGCTATAAGAAAGATGGATCACTCTCTTCCCAAGGAAAGAAGTGGGCTGACCTACTAGCTGGTGAAGGGCTACCCCATGACTATGAGGGTGAGGTAACAGTTGTCAAAGGTGTTGAGGCAGCTAACCCTATGTCATCTGATCAGGTTAAGGACTGGTTGTTTGGTCTTGGCTGGAAGCCCTGCACATTCAAGTATGTTGGGGAACGTAAGATACCACAAGTCAGAGTGTATGGTGAGCTTACTAAGTCTGTTAAGATATTGATGGATGATAACAAACAGGTACAAGTTCTTGATGGACTAACTGTCCTACAACACAGGCTAGGTATACTCAAGGGTTTCTTGGAGTGTCAACGTGATGGGTATGTCAAGGCAGAGATTGCTGGCCTGACTAACACACTACGCTTCAAACATCAGAAGCCTCTGGTTAATCTTCCAGGTGTAGATAAGCCTTGGGGTATGGAGATACGTGGCTGCTTGACTGCACCTGATGGTTACCTTCTCTGTGGTGCAGACATGACCTCACTAGAGGACACAACCAAACGCCACTATATGCACTCATACGATCCTGACTATGTGGCAGAAATGTCACAGCCTGGTTTTGATCCCCATTTAGACTTGGCAAGACATGCTGGATATGCTACTCAAGAGGAGATAGATAAGTACAATAGGGGTGAAATGCCAAAGCTAAAAGAACTACGTAAGAACTTCAAGGTGGTAAACTACTCTGCTACCTATGGCATTGGTGCGCCTAAGTTATCTCGTGAAACAGATATGTCTGAGAAGCAAGCTAAGGATTTACTAGATGCTTATTGGAACCGTAACTGGTCTGTCAAGAAGTTCTGTGAAGATCAAGAACCAAGGAAGATAAACCAAGATATGTGGATACAGAACCCAGTCAGTAAGTTCTGGCACAGTCTACGGTTTAAGAAGGATGCTTTCTCTACTATCAACCAGAGCACAGGTGCTTACTGTTTTGATAGGTGGGTTGCACTGTACCGATCAAAGAGGTCAAACATTATAGGTCAGTTCCACGATGAAAGCATTAATGTTATTAAGAAAGGTGAGGAGAATGAACACACATCAGCCCTACAGTGGGCAATAGAAAAACTTAACGAACAACTAAGATTAAATGTTGACTTAGGTATTGACATACAGTATGGTCAAACCTATGCAGATGTACACTAAAGGAGAGATACATGGCTACTAGAATGATTACAGTACACGGCATTGCTGAATGGGCAAAAGTCTTTGAACAGAACCGTGACCTCACAGGTTGGAAACCTACTGAACAAGCAGAGGGCAGCTACGAGAAGTACAATGGTGCAAGCACTATTGATATGATACTTGATGATGAAAACATTAACAAGCTCATACAAGCTAAGTGTGGTAAAGAACCCAAGCCTGACCTAGAAGGTCGAGGTCTTAAGGTTAAGTTTGATAGGAAGTTTAACAGTGGTTATGATTGGAGTAGTGGATCACCTTCTGTTACTAAAGCTGATGGTAGCTTATGGGATTATAATGTTGATGGGCCAATAGGTAATGGCTCTATGGTAGAGACTACGGTAGCTGTCTATGACTTACCTAAGTATGGTAACACAGGTACACGGTTAGAGTCTGTAAAGGTCATAGATCACTTGCCATACGTAGGCCAACAGGTAGACAGTCCACCCCCAGCTACAACAAAATCTGAACCAACACTGGAAGAAGCTGAAGTCTTATTTTAAGTGCAACTGGGGTGGGTCTGGTACTCACCCCTCATTAAGGATGAACATGATAAACATAAGCACAGATATGTCTAACAATGAGTATCACTCAAAGGGTGGTATATCTTCAAGCGCAGTTAAGTCTGTATTTAAAAAATCTTTAGCACACTGGAAGGGTCAGAAGATTAACCCTAACAATCCAGCCTTTGCTATGGGTACAGCAGTACATGCCAATCTGTTAGAGAAACAGCGTAACCTAGTTGTTAAGGGTCCAAAGACTAAGACAAGTGTGGCCTTTAAAGATATGAAGGAGAACCTTAAAGAAGATCAGGTCTTACTGACTGAGGTGGAGTTTAATGTAGCCAACTGTATCACCAAGGGTGCACTAGCTAACCCTGTGTGCGCTGCTGCACTAAATCATAAGAACAGGGTTAATGAGATTAGTATCTTCGCAGAAGACCCTATCTCAGGACTAACACTAAAGACTAGACCAGACCTAATGATTGAGTCTGAGAACACAGTGTACGATGTAAAGACTACACAGGACGCAAGCCCCAGAGGTTTTCTAAATGAGTGTGTGAAGTATGGTTACTTCTTACAAGGTGCTCATTATGTTTACACCTGTCAGTTAGCTGGCTATGATGTAACTGAGTTCTCATTCATTAGTTGTGAGAAGTCAGCCCCCTTTATTTCTCACATGCATGTCATGGGTCCAGAGATAATGGAGTGGGCTACTGAAAAGCTACATAAAACATTAGCTGTCATTGCACAAGCAGAGAGTACAGTAGACTATGGCACTGGTTGGGGTGACTTTACCCTCATTGAAAAACCTGCTTGGTTATGACTAAGAGTGCTAAACAAAAAGGTAGACTTGGACAACAGGAGATAAGGGATAAGTTACTAGAGACATTCCCTGAGTTTGAACCTGATGATATCAAGTCTACTATCATGGGAGATAGTGGGGCAGACATACAGCTATCACCTGCAGCCAGGAAAAAGATACCCCTTTCGATTGAGGTTAAGAGAAGGAAGTCAGAGCTAAAAACAGTCTATGGTTTTATGGAGCAAGCATCTAACCACAACAACAATGAGCCTGTCGTATTCTTTAGGTCAGATAGAAAACCTTGGGTAGTTATGGTAGGTTTAGATCACTACATGGAGCTACTAAGGAGTTGGAAGAGTGGTAATTAAAGTCTGGGATATAACAGAAGGACCAATCTCTGTCGATGAAATGCCTGACGATGAAGACTTCCCTGACGGTGCTGAGTTCTTTATTGTTTGTAAGGTAGAGGTTGATGGTGAAATAGAGCACTTTAATTTTTGGTTTGAAGATTTAGATGATATTTGTCAGTGGCAAAAATACTTCTCTAAAAATATAGAACCTCTAGTTATAGACGGAGAGGTTGACTAATGAGTAAAGAAAGGTATAACTAGGTGTTTCTGAATGTCTTATGAAATAAGAATAATAATCCAAGTGGACAAGTCGGCTAACTTTTTAGAGGTATCAGGTAACAACTGCAATGTAGTTAAAGAGTTGATAGAGCTTGCTCTGTATGATATAGATGATATAGCCCTAACTGAATGTGAGGTAATAAAACATGACTAATATAACACTAGACGATAAACAGTATAAACGTGAAGACTTAACAGATGAACAGAATGGTATAGTAGACGTGCTTAATAATGGTACAAGCACAATAGCTTTACTGGACCATATGACACAGTGTGTTAATGCTGTTCAAAAAGCAAAGTCTGCAGAACTAAAACAATTACTAGAGGGTGGCAATGATAAACCAAACTGATATAGAAGCCTTTGNNTTCTATAACAAAGCAAACTTAACTCTTACTGAGTATCAAAATGCATCAGCTAGTACAGCTATTTATCCTGCCTCTGTACAGATACTCTACCCTACGCTAGGACTTGCTGGTGAAGCAGGTGAGGTAGCAAACAAGGTAAAGAAGATTGTAAGGGATGGTAAGCTAAACAAGGAAGATATAGGCAGTGAGTTAGGAGATTGTCTGTGGTACATTGCTGCAATCTGTAGGGACTTAGGTTTAAACATGGGTGACGTAGCAGCAGATAATTTAGCTAAGTTAAAGAAACGTAAAGAAAATAATACATTACATGGGAGTGGTGACAACAGATGAATAATTTATTACCAACAGACTACCAATCTTTTATTCACACCTCACGTTATGCTAGGTGGTTAGAAGAGGAAGGACGTAGAGAAAGCTGGACTGAGACAGTATCACGCTACATAACTAATGTAGTAGCACCCCATGTGGATGCAGCAACATCCTCAAGTATTGAGCAAGCTATACTGGGCCTAGAAGTTATGCCATCTATGAGGGCTATGATGACTAGTGGCCCTGCCTTAGAGCGTGACAATACTGCTGGCTACAACTGTAGTTATCTACCTGTTGATGACCCTAAGTCCTTTGACGAGGCTATGTTCATCCTCTTGTGTGGCACTGGCGTGGGCTTTAGTGTAGAGAGGCAGTTCATCAGTGATCTCCCAGATGTGCCTGAGTTGTTCCAGAGCGAAACGACTGTTGTCGTCAAGGATAGTAAGGAAGGTTGGGCTAAGGCTTTTAGACAAGTGTTGGCTCTCCTCTGGGCTGGTGAGATACCTCAATGGGATATCTCTCGTGTACGTCCTGCTGGTGCAAGACTTAAAACTTTTGGTGGTAGAGCTAGTGGTCCTGCACCTCTAGTTGATCTATTCAACTTCTCTATAACTATTTTTAAAAATGCACAAGGGCGTAAGCTATCTTCTATTGAATGTCACGATCTTATGTGTAAGATAGGTGAAATAGTTGTAGTAGGTGGTGTAAGACGTTCAGCTATGATATCCTTATCTAATCTAAGTGATGACCGTATGCGTCACGCTAAGTCAGGTGCATGGTGGGATAATGATCCTCAACGTGCCTTAGCTAATAACTCTGTGAGTTATACAGAGAAACCAGACTCCATCTCTTTTATGAGAGAGTGGATGTCACTAGTAGAATCAGGAAGTGGTGAACGTGGTATATTCAATAGGCAAGCAAGTAAAAAACAAGCTGAGAAATATGGTAGACGGGATTCTAATTTTGAGTTTGGTACAAATCCTTGCAGCGAAATCATACTTAGGCCATACCAGTTCTGTAATCTTACGGAAGTTGTGGTACGATCCACTGACACGGTTAAAGACTTGGAGCGAAAAGTCAAGCTCGCCACAATACTTGGGACGATCCAAAGCACGTACACAAAGTTCCCATATCTGCGAAAGATGTGGCAGCGAAATACAGAAGAAGAACGACTGCTCGGTGTGTCTCTCACAGGGATAATGGATAACCCTTTGATGACCACTGCTAGTCCAGAACTGGAGAAAACTCTTGAAAAATTACGTAAGCTTTCTGTTACTACTAACGCTAAGTGGGCTGATAATTTGGGTATACCTGCTTCAACAGCTATCACCTGTGTTAAGCCATCAGGGACAGTCTCGCAACTTGTCGACAGTGCCTCTGGGATACATGCAAGACACTCCGATTACTATATTAGAACTGTCAGGGGAGACAACAAAGACCCCTTAACACAGTTTATGAAAGACCAAGGAGTGCCTAGTGAGCCTGATGTAATGAAGCCTGATGCTACTACAGTGTTTAGCTTCCCTGTTAAGTCACCTGACAATGCTATTGTTACTTCTGACCTGTCTGCTGTTGAGCAGCTACAGATTTGGTTAGCTTATCAAAGAGCATGGTGTGAGCATAAGCCAAGCATTACAGTCAACGTGAAGAAAGATGAATGGTTTACAGTAGGTGCTTTTGTCTATGAGCACTTTGATGAAATGAGTGGTGTATCATTCTTACCTTATAACGAACACACCTATCAGCAAGCACCATACCAAGAGGTAGGTAAGAGTGTCTACAACAATCTTTTAAGTTTAATGCCAAAGGCTATTGACTGGAGTAAGCTTTCAGTGTATGAAGAAGAGGACAACACTGCAGGTAGTCAAACCCTAGCCTGTTCTGGTGACGTATGTGAAATCGTAGATATAGGAGCTTAACATGAATACTTACACAAGACCTTTTAGAAAAGAAGTATATGACAGAGTAGATGAACCTTCTAAGCAAGCTCTTATCAAACACTTAGAGGCAGAGGGGCATACAATAATAAACTCAGAGGAAGACTACTACGCAGATGTAACCTCTGAGAAAGATAATGTAATCTATTTTAGTGAGGTAGAACGTAAGGGCCAGTGGGATAATGACTGGCCCCCTCACTGGAGAGAGTTACGTATTCCAGGAAGGAAGAAGAGACTAGTAGAGAAGTATAAAGATCAAGTAGACAACCTAAACTTCTACGTTCTCAACAGACACTATGACAAGGCATGGAAAGTAAACGGTACTCAGATGACAGAGGGAGCACTAAAGAAAGCCTTTGGTCCAAGAATACCAGATGGAGAAACCTTTTACCATATACCATACACTGAAGCAGAACTAATTAAAATAGCATAAGGAGACTACTATGGACAATATAGATACAATAACAATTAATGGAGAAACAACACTTGACCTTGGGGATATATTAAGCTATGATGCAGTTAATAAACCTGCACACTACAATCTAGGGGGTGGTGTTGAGTGTATTGACTATATTAAGCAGGTGCTAACACTAGATGGTTTTATATCATACTGCCAGGGGAATATGATTAAGTATCAACATCGACATGGTTACAAAGGTAATCCTGTTCAAGACATGGAAAAAGCACAGTGGTATCTAAACAAGATGCTAGAAGCAATGAAGGAGAAGCATAGGTGAAACCTTACGAACAAGGTAGAGTAGCTTTCAAGGCTGGTAAACTTGGTAATCCATACCAAGCCCAAACTAAAGATAACAGGGAATGGGAGATGGGCTTTAACAAAGCCTACTAGTAGAGAAGTATAAAGATCAAGTGGACAACCTAAACTTCTACGTTCTCAACAGACACTATGACAAGGCATGGAAAGTAAACGGTACTCAGATGACAGAGGGAGCACTAAAGAAAGCCTTTGGTCCAAGGATACCAGATGGAGAAACCTTTTACCATATACCATACACTGAAGCAGAACTAATTAAAATAGCATAAGGGGACTACTATGGACAATATAGATACAATAACAATTAATGGAGAAAC